TAAAAAAGTAATTTTAGTGTTAGGATCTGATTTGTTTAATCCTAAAACTAGATTAATTTCTTTTTCGTTGCTCATATTAATTTAATATTATATGCTATTTTAAGTATAAGGCTCAAGTAGAAAATATAAATATTACACATGGCAATAGGAAGAGTTACCACCGGAGTTATTACAGATGCAGCTATCACCGAAGCAAAACTTGGTGTAGGTACATCTCAAGGATCAGCTATTACTCAATGGCATGTTGACAATCTTACCTTTAATTCTAACCAATTATCAACCAATAATACTTCAGATCTTATTCTATTTCCAGATACTGCCCAAGTAGGTATTAACACAGCATCACCTTCGGCCACACTGGATGTGAATGGCACGCTACAAGCAGGATCTATGAAAATCGATAATACCACACTGAGCACAGTGGGTACCAATGAAAATCTTATCATAGCACCCAACGGCACAGGTAAAATTGAAATCACACAAGACATCTTACCCGACTCCAATGCAACCATCAATTTGGGATCAGACTCGCTGAGATTTGCCAATGTGTATACCTCTGACTTGCACCTTAGAAATGAAGAAGGTCATTGGACCATACAAGAAGGTGCTGACGACCTGTTTATCATCAACAATCGCAACGGCAAAAAGTACAAATTTAACCTCGTTGAAATCAAACCATAAAAAGCGGTAAATACTCGTATGCCCATATTCACGAGCGATCTGACTTCACGAGGTATCATATACGCAGACACCATCACAACAAATTCCAACGAAGATCTCACACTAAATCCTGCGGGCACAGGCTCTGTGGTAGCAAATGCTAGATTAAAAGTCAATGAAATTTCTGCAGACGATTCTAGTGCTGTATCAATCAAGTCACCACTGCAATTAGATTCTACTCTACAAATAGCCTCATCATTATCGGTTGCAAATCTAACAATCAGCAATGGTTCAATCACTGATTCATCTGGCACAATTACATTTGACAATGAAAATTTAACCACCACAGGCAACATTACTGGTGCAGATTTAAGAGCAACAGGTAATCTACAAGTGGATGGTGACCTAACTGTGTCGGGTACTACAACTTCTGTAAACTCAACCAACATCACTGTGTCAGACCCATTAATAATATTATCCGAAACTAATTCAGGCGGAACAGACATAGATTCAGGTATTATGATAGAACGTGGCTCTGCTGGCAATAATGCTGTTTTATATTGGAATGAAGGCGATGACAAATTCAAAGCTGTGTTAACCACTTCAAACGGAACAGCAACATCTATTACCGACACATCTGTAGCTACATTGGTTGCTGATATAGAATCTTCTGGAACATCTATTTTTGCAAATATCACAGTCAATCAGATTGGCGCTAATGATTCTTCTGCTGTGTCTATCACATCGCCTTTACAAACTACTTCTGTACAAAGTACAAGTTATACTGCTGGCACACTCACAATCTCCGATGGTTCGATTAACGATACTGATGGAGCTGTATCATTCAATAACATTAATATTGACAGTGTCAGTCAAGCAACTATATCAACAGTTATTACAAACGTGATTGAGTCTGCAGACTCAACATCAGTGAGAATCAACGATGGATTACAAGTAGATGGTCCTTTAGACTCAGGCGGTTTCTTTACTATCAATGGTGGAGCAGTTCAAATTAATGCCATACTCGACGAAGATAACATGGCATCTAATTCAGCCACAGCACTGGCTACTCAACAGTCAATCAAGGCTTACATTGACTCAAATTCAGGCGGTACTCTGCCAATAGGCGATTCTGCTTCTAACTCAGGATCTGTAAGTATTACAAACAGTGAAGAACTAGTGTTTAGATCAGGTGATTCTATCACTGCCACAGTGGCAGGCAATGGAGTGACATTTGATTTGAATGAAACCATCACAGTTGATCAAATCAATGCAGGTGATTCAACTGCCATCACTGTGGGATCTCCACTATTAGTAGAATCCACATTGTTTGTAAATCAAATAAATTCACTTGATTCAACTTCTATAGGACTGCAAACAGATGTACAGGTCACAGGTTCGATCACTGTGTCAGACATTATTACATCCAGAAACTCCATAACTGGTACAGATGTTATTGCTCAAGGAAGTTTATTTGCAGGATTTATTACCAGTAACTCTAATGAAAATATTACATTATCACCCGGTGGCACAGGCTTACTTAACTTTTATGGTGCTTATACATTTCCAACCGATGACGGTGTTAATGGTCAGGTTTTGATTACCGACGGTGCTGGTACTCTGTCATTTGGCAGCACCACCGCTGCCACACAATGGACCACTGTGTCAAACACAGATGTGGATTCTGCTGTGGAGCAGATAGATGCTTGGTCAGCCACTACCTATCAGTCTGCTATGTACAACTACTCTATAGCAAATTCTGATGCCACTGAATATCAAACAGGTACTCTGCACGTGGTACATGATGGAACCACAGCATATTTTTCTGAATACGGTAAGGTAATAACCGGCAACAATGATCTGATCACATTCTCGGTAGGCTTATCAGGTGGCAGTGTATTGTTGTATGGCTCTGCACAAACTCCCAATTCAAACTTTACATCTAAAAGATTATTACATCTGGCTCCTGGAGCTGTGAGTGTGGGTTCAGGCGACAATGGTGTGTTGACTGTGCGTACAGATGACACCGGGAGATTAGATGTCACACTAGCTCAACAGGAATTCACAGTGTCGGGAGGTAATTCTATTTCAACTTCTTCAGATTCTTCTGCACTGACCATTGGACTAGATGCAAATATTACAGTCAATCAGATTGGTGCCAGAGACTCTACTTCAGTGTCCGTAACGTCACCTGTACAATTAGATTCAACTCTGCAAGTGGCTGGTACACTATCAGTTGCTAATCTATCAATTTATACCGATGGATCTCATTCATACATACAAGAATCAGGTTCGGGCGCACTACAAATTAGAGGAACAAATTTAATTTTAGACAACGCCGATGGATCTAACAGATATGCTTACTTTTTAAATGGAGGAAAATCTGAACTTTACTACAATAATTCAGCAAAGTTTGAAACCACATCGACAGGAGTAAAAGTGTCTGGCAACACAGAAGTCACAGGCTCTGTTATAACAGATACCATCACTACATCAGGTTCCAACTCAGATATAAACATATCTGCCAATGGCACTGGTGCTGTAGTTGTGGAATCACTCCAAATTCAAGGCAATACAATCACTGCCACAGACTCCACTCAGATAGGATTCGGGCAACAGCAACTCACTGATGTGGCAGACCCCACCCAGGCTTCGGATGCGGCCACCAAATCATACGTGGACACACAGGTGTCTGGCATAGAATCCGGTGTTTCGGCGGGATTCGCCATAGCAATGAGCATCGCCCTATAGCCATAAATACACACAAGGATGGCACAAAACTTCAGAAGATACACGCTCAACAACGTGGGCACCACGCCAGCAGGAGCACCCGGCGATTCCACCACATTCGACTCATATGACACAGTGGTGGGCATCAACTTGGCCAACATCACCACATCCACAGTGAACGCTTCGGTGTACATCAACGATGGCACCAACAATATATTCATCCTCAAGGATGCTCCCATACCAGTGGGCGGTGCTCTACAGGTGTTGGATGGCGGTGCCAAGATCGTGGTACAGAGTGGTGACACCATGTATGTGTATTCAGACACTGCTGACTCGATCGATGCTTGGATCTCTGTGGTTGATGCTATATCAACATAATGGGATATATCGGCAACACACCCGCTGAGAAATACATCACTCTCAGCAAACAGACCTTCACACCAGACAGTTCCACAGTGGCGTTCACCCTGGACAATCCAGTGGCCAACGAAAATGAATTGGCGGTGTTCGTCAACAATGTGAGGCAGGAACCCGGATCGGGCAAGGCCTACACAGCCACAGGCAACACACTCACCATGAGTGAAGCACCCACTTCGGGACATGCCATGTATGCCATCTATCTGGGCAAGACCATGGCCACCAACACACCAGCAAACGGTTCTGTTACCAATGCCATGTTGGCTGGTTCTATTGCTACTTCTAAGTTAGCTGAAATTACTAAAAATGGCATCACAGAAGTTGATCAATGGAGAGTTACTTCAACTGTTTCCACTTCATCTACTGTGGATATTACAACAAATTTAGCAAGAATGAGCGGAGATGGGTTTGGGTTTTTTGGAACCGGCATGTCACAAAGCAGTGGTGTGTTCACATTTCCTTCCACAGGATATTGGTATGTTTCATTCAAAACACAAGGTAGATCCAACGGAGGCACAGTGGCCGATGCCGGAGGCAGAATAAGAGTTTCCACAAATGGAGGATCTTCATACAGCAATTATAGTTTTGCTCAACAGAGCACATCGGCCGATGTATTCAATTTTTCAACTTACACAAACGCAATACTGGATGTCACAGATGTATCGCAAATAAAAATAATTTTTAGTTACACGACTGGATCTGCTGTGTATTTTGACAATGATGCTACACAAGGTTATACACAGATGACATTTATGAAACTGGGAGAGACATGATGAGACCTAATCATATCGAACATTATTTGGCCAGTCTACATCAAGGACAATGGTTTGGATTCAGTGATCCAGACAATAAAATTTACGCCAATCTTATTATTCATGATTCTCAGTATGCTAAACCAACAGAAGAAGAATGTAACACAGGATTGTCTAACCTACAAACAGCATATGACGATGCTATTACAAATAGGACATCAAGATTATCATCTGTAAAAACAAAACTCATAGCACTGGGATTTACAGAAGATGAAATCAGGGAGGCATTTGGTATCTAATGGCCATATCAACCATACCATCAGCGGGCATCACAGGCGGAGGCTTTAACTTCCGCAACCTCATCATCAATGGTGATATGAACATCGCACAGAGGGGTACTTCTGTTGCAGGATTAACAAATGGAAGTTCTCAGTATTTGATTGATCGATTTAAATGGTATGAAGGTGGAGCACCTACGTATCAATTTACAATGTCACAAGACACAGATGTTCCAACAGGTCAAGGTTTTGTAAAATCTTTAAAACTAGATTGTACTACAGCTCAAACATCTTTGGGAGCTGCTGACCAAAATATTATATGGCAAAGAATGGAAGCACAATTTTTACAACATTTGAAATATGGAACTGCTAATGCAGAAAGTTTAACTTTATCTTTTTGGGTAAAATCTAACAAGACAGGAACATATGTTGTTGAACTATATCAGAACGCTCCCAATAGAGGACTTTCTAAAAGTTACACAATCAATTCAGCCAATACTTGGGAAAAGAAAACAATTACTTACGATGGCGACCCTAGCGGCACTATTAATAATACTGCTAATGCTGGATTAGATGTTTATTTTTTCTTATCTGCTGGTTCTAATTATCAATCAGGAACTTTAGCTACTTCTTGGCAAACTTATTCTGCTGGAGATGAATGTGTTGGTCAAGTAAACCTAGCTGATAGCACAGACAATAATTTTTGGATCACAGGCATACAACTGGAAGTGGGCACAACTGCTTCAGACTTTGAGCATTTACCTTATGATGTGAATTTAATAAGATGTATGAGATATTATTTTAATCACTATACACCTGATGACAATGGATTATATGGATTATTTACTGCTCACACTTCTTCAGCAGGAAGAATGCCTTATAGATTTATTGTTCCTATGAGAGATGCACCAACAGTTAGTTCTTCAACTGCCGGTGGTTTTACTTGGTTGGGGAATAATGTATCAGGTAATCCAAGTGCCATTGGTTCAGAATCTTTAAACAAATATTCTTGTACAGTTAATATTACAGGAAGTTTTACACAAGGATATTCATATTGGTTAGCTGGTTCAACTAGCACAGAGTTAAGATTTGATGCGGAGTTATAAATGATACAGAGTGTAACAAAACAATATAATAGTCTTAATATAGCAGATACTTATAAAGTAATTTTAATCAATGGAGATGTATTATTTGTACCTCACAACGAAGCAAACAGACACTACCAAGAAATACTTGAATGGGTTGCCCAAGGCAACACCATCACGGATCCAGGAGCGTAAATACTGATATGCCATACGTAGGAAAAACACCCAGCAAAGGCGCTTACACCATCATAGATGATCTCAGTGCTTCATTCGACGGTTCCGCCACTGCTTTCACACTCCAGACCAACGGCACCAATGTCACACCGGGCACAGAAGCTGCTCTGATCATATCCATATCGGGTGTGGTACAGTATCCTGTGACTGCTTACACTGTGTCGGGTTCCACCATCACATTCACATCAGCACCAGCTGCCGACGACACATTCTCGGGTGTGCTGTTGGGCGATGTCAACGACGTGGGAGCACCATCCGATGGCACCGTGACTGCTTCACACCTACACACATCTTTCTACACACAGAATTCAACCACACTGACCAACGTCACTGTGGCAGCCAACAAGAACGCGGTTCTGGGAGGACCAGTTGAGATATCCGGCACGCTCACTGTGGAGTCGGGTTCAACGGTGATCATACTATGAGCAAACTCGAAGTAGACACAATTGACACTCGTTCGGGATCTTCGACCCTCACACTGGGATCCACCAATGCCACCACGCTGGCGCTGAACAGTTCGATCACAACACTGCCCAGCACCATGACCAACACTCCGTTTTTTGAAGCAAGAAGATCTGGAGCTCACAGTTTTTCAGCCGGCACACCAACTAAAGTGCCTTTTAATGTTGCTTATATAGACTCAGATTCTGCTTTCGACACTTCAAACAATAGATTTACGGTGCCAAGTGGCAAAGCGGGAAAATATTTGTTTATAGCATCAGTGTATCAAGAAGTGCCATCAAACGATGATAGAGTATTTTGTTTAGTGTACAAAAATGGCAGTCAAGTTTATGCGACAGGGTTATGGGGTAAAACTTCAAAATGTACTGCCATGGCCAGTTGTTATCAAGATTTAGCAGATGGTGATTACATCGAGATTTATACCAACACAGAAGGATCAGGCACAGTAGCCATCGACCCCTCGGATCACTACACAAGATTTACTGGTATGAGGGTAATAGGAGCATAAATTAAACAAAGGAGAAAACAATGGCACAACTATCAACCAAAATCAAACTGTATCTGGCAGCCAATGGAGTGAGTTCAGTGGACTTCACTTCGGATGTGTTGCTACAGGATGATTCCAACGGAGCAGGTCCATACATCAAGGCATGGAACGTGAGCGGAGTGGCACAACCCACTGCCGAACAACTGGCCACCTACGAAACCGCGGGCAACACTTCAGAATCCAATGCGGGTGTGGACAGCACAAGGAAGACATCATACGGAGATTTGGGCGCTCAGTTGGATGAACTGTATCATGACATTGATGCCGGCAAGTTTGGCGACACTGCCAAAACATCTGCTTGGTATCTCAGAGTCAAACAGATCAAGACTGACAACCCCAAAGCATAGGAATACACAGTGAGCATACTAAAGGTCAATCAAATCCAGGACAGAGGCGGCAACACACTGCTGACTTCTGACGGCAGTGGAACAATATCTTCTGGTGGTGCGATAACAAATACTCCTGCTTTTTCTGTAAAATTTACAACAAACTATACATTAACAGTTGATACAATTCAGATTGTTCAATGGAATTCAATAGTTTTTGATACAGATAATACCTTTAGTACATCAACATATAAATTTACTGTTCCTAGTGGGAAAGCAGGAAAATATTTCTTTCACGCACAATTATATTACACAAATGGGATAGCTGATGGAAAACGAGGAGATTTAATTTTTGATATTAGTGGTTCTCAATTAACAGGAACAATACCTTATACAAATAACACAGTAGGTGTTGCAACAGATATAGTTGTTAATGGAAGTATGGTGCGAGATCTATCTGTAGGAGATACAGTTGCTATATATTCTCGACAAAATGATGACAGCTCAGCTCAATTATATGCTGGAGATTGTTTCTTTTATGGATACAAATTAATAGGAGCATAACATGACATCAATCATCAAGGTAGACACATTCCAAGACACCGGCGGAAATGCTCTGTTCTCATCTGATGGTAGTGGTAATGTAACTTTAAATGCTAGTGCTATGCAGAATACTCCGGCGTTTAATACACGAATGAATACCTTACAAGACATATCACATGAAGTTATTACTTTAGTTGCTTTTGATACTGTTTTATATGACACAAATAGTGCTTATGATAATTCAGCAAGTAATTACAAATTCACTGTCCCTTCTGGTCAAGCAGGAAAATATTATTTTTTTGCTAGCACACACCTTGATGCAGTATCGGCGGCTAATCTACAAAACTGTAATATGTATTTTTATAAAAATGGTTCTGTGCAACACAAGATATCAACAAATTTTAACAGTAATGATATCAAAGCATATCAAGCTACATTAAGTACAACGCTCGATTTAAGTGTGGGAGATTATGTACAAGTATATGCTAGAATTAGTGATGCATCTGGTTCACCTCGAATAGATGGCAGTGATGTTAATCAATCACAATTTTTTGGATACAAATTAATAGGAGCATAACATGGCCATCACCAGACTGAACAATAATTCTGCCAGTGCTATAACTTCAATGAGTGGACTGACATCACTGCCAGCTGCCATTGATGTGGGCAAGATTGGTCAAGTAGTACACACAGACAGCAACGCCAATTTGGCAGTTGCGGCCACCAGTTATTACACAATTATCACACTGGCTATCACACCCAGCGCCACTAGTTCAAAAATTTTAATCATTCACACAGCACCATCTGATATTGAACTCAGTAATACATCCAATATGGCTCATATCTGTTTGTCTAGAGATGGCACCAACATCACAACATCAGGTCACAACAGTTCTTATGCTTCATATCAAGGATGGACCAGAAGTACAGGCACCAGCATCACTTATCTAGACAGTCCTAATACAACCAGTTCTGTAACTTATGGTGTTCAAGGCAAGTGTGATAATGGAGCATTAACATTTAACTACAATCGTACGTCGCAACAGAGAACGATGGGTCTCACACTGATTGAGGTACTAGCATAATGACCACCATAGCCAAAGCAATTACATCATTGAATTTGAAAAATGGAAATTCATATGAATTTGTTGTAGTAAATGAACCCACCACAGAAGCAGAATACAATGCTCAAGTTGATTATATAACCGGAGCAGATGCCAACGGTATGGCAATTGTCAGTGATTCACAATTGTACACCTGGGCACAGGTCAGTACAGAAAAGACTGCTCTGATTACCGCTCAACCCTTGGCCAATCTTAGAACTCAAAGAACAGTCAAACTGGCAGAAACTGATTATCTGGCACTGAGCGATCAAACCATGTCAGCTGAAATGACTGCCTACAGACAAGCACTGAGAGATTTACCCAACAACTATGAGACCACAGATTCTGGTGCTCTACAAGAAGATCTCAGCAACCTGCGTTGGCCCACCAAACCATAATAAATAAACACATGTCACTCACATCAAAAACACAGATACTCGGCGTACAGTACGAAGCAGATGCTTCCACAGTAAAAGTAGCATACACAGACTCGGGCAGATTGAAAAGAACAGTGGTTGCTGAAGCTAACGAACATGTCCAAGGCTGGGTCACAGACGGTGGCACCATCGCTGACTACAAAGCACCTCAAGGCACTGCACACATATCTCCTGTGCTAAGACCCTAAACAATCAAATCTAAAATTGTTTGAAGTTTAGTTTTAATACTATTATTTTGAAGAGTTTTTTTAACACCATCATGCAATGGCTTGGGCCAAGCATTAATGGAAACCCAAGCATATCCTGAGTGTTCTCCATTCAAACGGGGCAGAAATTCCTGTTCTACTACGCATACAAAGGTATGAAACTTGAAGCGAGTGTCTTTGCTTACAAAAAGTTCTAATGGTATAGTTTTTTGAATGGACGGCTGAAATCCTATTTCTTCTACAATTTCTCTCTGTAGACCCTGCCATGGAGTTTCTGTTTCTATAGACTTGCCGCCCACCATTCCCCACGTGCCTCGCTGTTTGATTGATCTGTTTAAAAACAAAAATCTTTTAGTAGACTTGGCATAAAATAAAGATCCAGTAGCAGTGATTTCACTCATACAATATTTTATACTTTAAAATATTATAGACCAAGTTCCTGGAGCATAAAATCCTTCATAAGATTTTACCCAATAACCAACATCTGGTAACCATTTGTATTGTACACCAGTTTTCATATTAGTCACATAATGAATTGTTTTATATGTGCTGTCTCCCAAAGAAGAAGAATCTAACCCCCCTCTTGTTAGTTGTGTAGAACCATCATCGAAATCGGTATTAAAATCCACAACCCAAACACCATCAACTTTTTCAATTATATCATTAGCACTTGCAATAAGATTGCCCCAAGCACTAGGTCCTGTATTTTGTGTAGAATCATCTTTGCTACTGCCAATAGACTCTGTAAGCAGATATCTGGTTCCATTGGCTACATCAGTGGGATTAAATGTTAGAGGATTTATCACAGCATCAACGGCATCTATGGTGTTGGTAGGCACTGTGTCTGGATCTACTGTAAACAACAGTGTGTATTCGTCTTGTGGATCTATTGCACAAGTACCTGTGACTTCGACTATGATGTCATCACCATTAACTGTGGTAGCACTCTGTTGCAGCTTAACCTGTGTAAGACCGCCATTAATG